GTTGTTAACAGCAACAGGAAGAGGCATTCTAATCATGAGAATTCAGCAAGAATTCCGTGGTTTTTGTGTTCAAGTGTTAATCCAGCGTTCAACTGGACTAACACCTCTAACGGTAAACCGGGCTCCCAGTACGAGGTACTGAGCTCATTCTTTACATTGCATGGCGGGTTGGTAGCTAAAAACTACCTCCACCGTAACAAGGGAAAAATTATTTCCCTCCATGTTTGCAATAATTTTGTAAAGAAAATTTTGTTCGATAAGTTTCAAGAGTTCCTAAAAATTTGGAATCTACACATTATTATACTATTTAACGAGGTCAAGTGCTTTAAGAAACATTCTTCAAGTTTCAAAAAAACAGACCGTTGACCTAGCGTGTAGATATTGGAATTGCGTCTCTAGATTTTTAAATATCGCTTCAAATAGTGGTTTGGATTATTTATTTTCAATTATAAAACAAAAGATAAACAGAAGAAAACTGTTTATCCCCCAAACTGTTATTGACCGATTTTTAACTCCATTTAGGCTGAAAGGCAAGCAATGTTCGTATTTATATGGAATAAAAAGATCACTGCCTACACCCTCAAAAGAAAAATTGGAGAAATCTAAAGAAGAGTTCTTCCAGAGAATCACTAAGAGTTACACACTCTTAGATGTTGCATCTGGGGTCAAGAAGTGGGACTATGATGTCCCTTTTCTTGACACTCTTCCTAAGATTCATCTTCGTGACGGAAACTTATCAGGCTCCTCTGCATGTTTTGAAGTACCAAAAAGTAAAGGTGGATACTGTGTAGGATTGAAGAATCGTGTTCTTAAGCTTAAAATTATAACTCAGCCCTTGGCTGAGACGTGTGCTAAGAACAGGTTCCTTCGATTCTCGAATTTCAGACAACCGGGTGATTATGAACCGATCTCGATTTTAAATGATTTATTATGTAATCAAGACAGGTCGTATTCTCTTCACCAAATAATCAAAAAAGATGTTGTCATTCGTTCTTTATCTGACACTAAAATCAATGGTAAGGTTATTAGCCTTGCCGAACCTGGTTTTAAATGTCGTACTGTGGTCACTTTTCCAAGTGATATTGTTTATTATGAATCGATTATAATGAAAAATTTTATGGATTTCTTTAATAAACATCCTATATTGAAGCAGTACAATAAAGAACACTTTATCCCCCTCCCCGCAAAATCTAGACTCCTTAATCAGTATTATAAGAAGGTTAGTAGAGTTTTCTACTATCTTTCGGCAGATTTATCTGACGCTACTGATTACATGGACCGGACACACCTTAATCTAATTCGATCTGAATTAGGCTTTCCTATCTTTGATATATATGTCGAAAATAGACTAATGGAAAGTGGTTATCCGATGGGTCTGGGTTCTACGTGGTGTATACTCCATTACATGCATTGGAAAATATGTACATTTGTTGAAAAGAAAATATTTGGAAGAGTTCTCAATCTTTTCAGAATTTGTGGTGATGATCTTTGCGCTTTATGGCCTTTGGAGGCAATTGAATTATATAGAAAATGCGCAAACTCGTACTTTGTCCTTAAACGAGACAAAGTGGTGATTCACCCTGAGTTCTATCAGTTTTGTGAGAATACTTATTGTGGTTGTGATCTAGTAAAAAGCTATAAAGATTATAGATATAAAACTTTTTACAGACCAATGATTACAACTGTCAATAAGAACTCACCCTCTGCTCCAGAGTTTTGTTGGAGTGGTGTAAGTATACCTTTTAGAAATTTTAATTTAATTAGAACTTACTTACATCCTAGAACTGCGAAAAGATTTGGGACATACTGTTATCTGCCTCTTTGGTTAGGAGGACTAGGTTGGCCCGCTCCCTATAGAGCTAAATTCTCTAATTATTATTCGAAGAGAGTGCGTCAATTTATCCAAGAATTTAAAAGATTGGACCTAGTTCAGAGAAGTATAAAAGGTTTTGAATTATCACAATGGATTCGTTCGGGAACACGTAGCAGTGTTCCTGTCAAGTACCAAAAAATTGGTATTTATTCTATTGTCACTATTGAATCAATTGATTATAGGTGTTCATTCATTAAGAATGAGATCTTCAATACCTCTTTCTCTGACCTTATGATAACATTATGTTCTAAGAGAGTGTTCATGAAAGATAGTTTAGATGTTACGGCTAAGTTCGTTGGTCTTAAGTTAATAAAAACAAAGAAGACTTACCCGTATCCCTACAACATTGAATTGTCGGAACTAAAACCTTATGAAATTTATTTATATAAGTTAGATAATAGTTCTCACATTTTCAATAATCCTACAGTTGTAGACTTTCTTGAACAGTTTCCGAAAACTCTTTAAAATGTTTCTTTTCAACATATTTACAGTAAATTGAAATATTTACAATTACCTACCGTTTCCGACAGGTGTCCTCCATAAAGTAATTTGGACCTACACGCATG